TCTGCAGTGTCATTTTCAAGATATATGAATAATACTACAGCAAAGTTGTCTGGTCAGTGTTTTCCTCCAGCATCAGCACCATACACACCGCAAACAGGTTTTGATAAGGTAAAGTCTTCTGTTATCTCTCTTAATCTAAAGGGTATTCAGGTATATGCTTCAGCAGGAAATAATTCAACAAAGCCAATTGATTTTCCAGCATGCGTATCAGAGGTTGTGTCTGTTGGTTCATACTTATACGGTAAGACATATAAGTCTGGAAATGTTGACATTTTAACAACTTTATCAACACCTGAAAAACTTTCAACTATGAAAGGTCTTATTGATGGAGTATCTATTGAGTTTTCTACTTCAGCAGCCTCAGCAGCAGTTGCAGCAAACTCAAAAATACTAGTTACATCGTCAGGAGCAGTTACCATTTTTTCTAATTAAAAAATAGCAACCCTTGTAGCCCAGTGGCAGAGGCACACGATTTAAAATCGTATAAGCAATGGTTCGAATCCATTCAAGGGTACTTATGGTAGAATATATATATGATTACTGATCCATCTAAAAAAGATGAAGTTTACCTAAAAAATATTTTAAAAATAGGTAATTCTACAGACAATATACATTACATAGAAAATGTGCTATCTAAAGAAGATCACAAACAGTTGCTTGATTATGCAAAAAATGCTCAGTGTTGGATAGAACAGCCATGGGATGCTTTGACTATTGAATCACAAGACTTATCAAAAGAAATTTTTGAAATATTAGATAGTATATTTGAACTTGCTCGCAAAAATTCTATAGATTTTTATCGTGTAGATCTTAATCCTTTTTGGAAAACTGCGCCACATTTAGTTAAATTTACAAAAAATTTTTATTTAGTTCCACATGTAGATACCTCATCGTTTGAAGGAAACCACATTGCGTCAATATATTATATCAATGAGGACTATAGTGGCGGAGAAATTAATTTTCCAGATCATAATCTAAAGATTAAACCAAAGGCCAATAGCCTAATAATTTTTCCTGGAAATGAAAATTATTTGCATGAAGTCCTTGAAATTACTGAAGGTGACAGATATAGTTCTACTGTTTGGTTTCAATTTACTGAGTCTACATTTAATAAAAAATCAGAATGGTATAATTAAAAAATGACAATAGGAAATTCTGTAAATAATATACAGGTTACAGAAAAAATTTTATCTAAAGAAGAGCACAAGCAATTGCTTGATTATGCACAAAGTGTTGATTCTTGGGATACACAGCCTTGGGGAGTGAAAACGCTTTCACCTAACGCAATGTCAAAAGAAATTATTAATTTATTGGATAAATTTTTTTTACTTGCTCACGAAAAATGTACAAAATTTTATAATGCAAATCTTTATCCTTTTAAAAATAGACAGGTGCCTTTAGTTAAATTTGAAAAAGACTACAAAATGAACGAACATGCAGATACAGCAGGAGATTTTGCAGCAATATATTATCTTAATGATGACTATGGTGGTGGAGAAATTAATTTTATGGATCATAATTTAAAGATTAAACCAAAGGCTAACAGTTTTATTACATTTCCTAGCAATGCTGATTATTGGCATGAAGTGCTTCAGAATACTGATAAAGAAAGATATTCTGCTACATTATGGTTTAAATTTGTTGACTCAGACTTAGTTAGACCAAAACTTGGATTAATTAGGTAATGACTTTAAATCATATAGATTTTTATTTAATTAATCAAGACTTCAATCTACTCACTCAAATGGAAGAGATTGGCTTTACTGGAAATCTTTTTCCTTATAACCCATTGCGCTCTGATTTTTTTACAAAAATAGCAAGAGATCTTGACATTCATAAAAAAATTAAATATATGGTTGCTATTAGGCCATATGTTTTGTCACCAGAGTATTTAGTTAAAATACATAAATCTATTATAGAAATTTCTAAAGAAAATAGGTTACAAATAAATTTAGTATCTGGTAATAAAGATTTTACAGAACAAAAAATGTCTAAAACTTTAGGTCAAATAACAAACAAGTCAAACACAAAAGAAAAATCTAATCACTTTATAGAATATATTGACCTATTAAGCCAAATACCACAAGAAGAAAAACCAGACTATTATGTATCGGTAACTAATAATTTTACTTTTGAAACTGCATCAAAATATAATAACAAAATAATAATTCAATATCATCAGTATATAAACAATCAATACAATATATCAGATAAACAAATATCAGATAAGCAAGTTATGATGTATTTTAAACCAATTATAAGAAAAACACAAGAAGAGTTAGATAATTTAAATGGATATGAAGGAGTTATAGAAATCCCTTCAGAGTATGTAAAATTTACTTATGATCAATTGACTACCATAATAGACAAACTTAGAAGCAAAGGAATTACACAAATAATGTTTTCTGCTTGGTTTTCTATTTGGAATAAAAAAGATATTAAAGAAATTTTAAATTTTGTTAAAGAATATAATCACAAGATATGAATATGATATAATAAAATATGACTTTTTTAACAAAAGATATCTTAAGTTTTTATGAGTTTAATCAAAAAAATAAATGGTATTTAAAAAAATATTGTACGGATACTAAAGAAGTTGGTTTTTATCAACCGCATGCTGAAAATGTTATTTATTCAAAACCAAGCGGTGATCCTTATACGGGAACAATAGATGAATACAACACATATAAAATTAATAGCCTTGGCTTAAGAGGAAAAGTTTATGAAGATTCAGATATTCTTGCATCAGGTTGTTCTATTACCTTTGGTATTGGAATTCCAGAAGAGGGAAGATGGACAAATGTTTTAGAAAATCTAGCCAATAAAGATGTTATGAACTTGGGAAATCCTGGAGGATCTGTAGAAACTATTTGTAATAACATTATTCAATATTGTATGAATAGTAAAATGCCAAAAGAAATTTTTTGTTTATTTCCAGATTTTTTTAGACGTATGGTTGTGGTAGATAGCGAATTTTATAAGCCAAAAATACAAGACAAAAGAATTGAACAAAAAGATATACTACAACTTACGTTTTGTAACCCAATAGTTGAGTCATACAAAAATTCTATTTTTATGAAAATAGAAAATCAAAAATATATAGAAGACTCAATTTCTCCACATCAATTAATTTTAAATGCTGTAAATAATATTTATATTTTAGAATCATTTTGTTCGTCAAATAATATAAAATTATACTGGACAACATGGGACTCGCCAAGTTCTTTTATTATGGAAAAATTAATAAAACTTAAAGACTTTAAATTAAAAAATTTTGTACCTTTTATGTCAAAAGATCAGCCAAAAAATCTTGATAATTTTGTAGCAACACAATGTGATTCATTTCATAATTCTGAATTTAAAGACAATATATGCTGGACAAAAGGATCTGATTACTCTATTGTAAATTATAAAAAAACATCAGATCGGGCTCATCCAGGAATTCATTTTCAGTATCATGTTGCAGAATTTTTTTATGAGTTATCTACAGTTAAATAATTGGTCTGTAGTTCAGTTGGTAGAACACTCGACTGTTAATCGAGATGTCGCAGGATCGAGACCTGCCAGACCAGCAAGTTGTGTTTTGGTAAAATAAATATATGGACTTAAACAATTTTTTAAACAGAGGAAGAATTGGTTCAGAGTATTGGGTTAATTCTGAACTAAAAACGTTTAGTGAAATATGCAAAGATAATATTTTGCAATATGATAAATGGAAACTTTCTAAAACTTTACTCGATACTAGTTATTCAGATAAAGTATTAAAACCAGCAAATGAGTATGGAAAAATTTTTTCTTATAAGCCAGAAATAATTTGTGAAAAAGATACAGTTATTTTAAGATATAAAACACATTCAGAAATATGGTTTGAACAAAAACCAAATGGAATATATGCACTAGACAAAGTTATGCAAAGACAATTTTACCCATCAAACTTAGATGTAAAAGCACCTATTGGAACGTTTGACGCAATGTATAAGTTTTATATTCCATGGATAGTTGATGCAGATGTTGAGGCAAAAATACAAGAAGTACCTAACTCTGTATTTTTTATTCATAGTGACACTATTGTATTTAATAAAATAAACAGAGATAAAGACATATGGGATGTAGGATTTATTCATTTTTTTATTAAAAATACTGGAGAACATATAAAAGAATTTAACGGAGATATATTTGGCATAATAAATGTAGAAAGCCCTATATGTGATATAATTATTAAAGATAAAAAATTAGCGAAGCGGATACTATATGAAAAATAGAAAAAAAATAACTTTTTCTACAACCTCACAATCACAAAACAGTAACTCATATCAAAATCCACCAGTCCAGGCATTAAAAGTAATTCCAGACTGGTATAAAGATTTGGCTGGATATAATGGTGCATCTAGCAATAACATAAGATTTTTACACCCAGTAAATGATAGAGGGCAAGATGGTTCGGATGTAGCAACAAAGTTATGCTCACCATTTTTAGATGCTTTAATTTCTGGCTATATGTATTTATTACCAGAAGATATTTTTATTGATATAAATGATAACGAAAAACCTTCTATAAGTTGGAAAAGTAATGATCATATTATTGATACAAGACCCAAAGTAGACATACCAATACCAAAAGAATGCTATCCAATTCAGTTTGGTTGGAAAATGACCTGGTATCAAGAAACGCCACCTGGATATTCTTTGCTATTTACAACACCATTAAATAGATATGATTTGCCATTTTATTGTTCTTCTGCTATAGTTGATACAGATATTTGGGGTCTTCCAACATTTATCCCATTTTTTTTAAAGCGTGGATTTGTTGGAATAATCCCAAAAGGTACGCCTTTATTTCAAATGATTCCTATCAAAAGAGAAGATTGGGAACTGGACATAGATGTATCTGAAGAAAAATATTGGCAAAATAAAGAAAGAGAAGAAAAAAGAAGGACACATATAACCGCACACTATAAAAAAACAACATGGCAAAAAAAACAGTATTAGTTCGTGGTATAATTAATTTAACTAGAGATAGGACTTAACATGCAAAATGCAATATACTCAACACCAAAAAGATATAACAAGCCACACAAGTTTTTTGAAAAGTTTTTAGATAATGACCTAGACAAGTTGTCTAAATTTTTAGAACTAAAATATAATCAAATAGAGCAAGCAAAAGTTCCAGGTGTAAGCAAATTGGGAGAATATGGAAGAGAGATTTGGCTTGAAAGTGGTAGCCTTTCAACTGTAAAATGGAAAGAATATAATGTGTTTCAATTTTACAATGAAGAAATTTATAAACTTTTTATTGGCATTAGAGAAACCGTAAAAGAAGCATGCGAATATTATGGGGTAAACTTTGAAGAACAACAATACATGATTCAAGGTTGGTTTAATATTACACATAAGGGCAAGGGTAAGTTAGACTGGCATGATCATGGTGGCCCATGGGCACCATTCTTCCATGGTCACTATTGTGTTAAAGCAGAACCATCATCAACATGGTACAAGATTGATAACAAAGATGACCAAAAGTTTGAAAATAAAAACATAGACAATAGATTGGTTATCTCTGAGATGGGGCATCCACATGCTATGGCAGACTGGGATTGGGAAGGTCCACGAATTACCATTGCATATGATATAACGCCATTAAAGGCTTTACGAGGCAATGCAAATGAACAACACTATTTCCCATTATAAAAAATGAATTCGATAAATGTATTTATTTATTCATATAAAGTAAAAGATTTATTAGAAAATATTCTTTCTATAATAAATAACCAAAGTCATGAAAATAAAATTATTTATCATATATTTGATCAAAACACATTAGATAGATCTTATAACTTTAAGTCAATAAAGAATACATTTTATCGACATATTTCATGGGATGACACAAAGGGAATACCATTTTATAGAAAACACGTATTGTTTGATCAAAGAGCAGATTATTTTTTAGAACTGTCAACAAATATATCACTTACTAGTGAGTGGGATAGCCTACTTATTAAATCATTAAAAGAAAATACAATTATATCTGGAAATTTTTTTAAAAATATATCAGTAAAAAATAACAATCTTGTATTTAATAAAAAGTATAACGATGTAATATTAGAGTCAAATTTTATTGACACGGATTTAATTTTTTTAAAACAAAAAGATTCAATTTTTTTAAATCAGTTAAATTGTCTTAAACATTATGGACAAGAACTTTTTGCCTCAATTCTTTCTCTTAGTAAAGGAGTCAAAATATTTTCTATGAATTCTACATTCTATAAAATAAAAAGTATAGATCAGGATATTATGTATTATCCATATTCCAAAACGCATGGATATAATGACATGATTGATATTATTAATAATTTAAATAATAATTTATTTGAAAGTTTTCATAAAATAAAGGTGTCTACTATTCCAAAATTGCCATATCAGATAAATGATGTTCCATATTCAGATGTGCGTATATCACTTGATAACGCAAATACACTAAAATTTCATTCTGGATATAATAAAATTGAAGTTTTATAGTATAATAGAATAACAAGATAGGCGCATTTATCAAATTTATATTTAGCAACGGAGGAACTTGTGCACAGAATTAATGTAATTGATAACTTTATAAGTAAAGAAGATGCAAAAATTTTGATTGATGAGCAATTAAGTCCAAGCGAAAGAAACCCCTATCCAGAATATTACAAAAAAAGATTTGGTGGAACCGCCTTTCCATATAATAAAAATGTTATGGACATATTAAAAAAGTATAGTTTTCTTTCTAATGAAAAACATAAAGAATTAAATGGCTTTGTTAATCCAATATATACTTTTAAGGCATTTGGCTCTCATTGGACTAAAGGAACAAAAGGAGATTTACATATAGATGCACAAGGACCAGAGCCATTTATTGAATGGAGCACAATTATATATTTGAACGATTCTTTAGAATATAAAGGTGGAGAAATTTATTTTCCAAATCAAAACTTTATATATAAACCAAAACAATATTCTGCAGTTTTTTTTCCAAGTGCTGGATCAGAATATATCCATGGTATAACAGAAGTTACAGAAGGACATAAACATACAGCATTATATATGCATACTAGTATTCCAAAGCATGCAGATCCAGATTTTCTTGGAGAAAATAAAAATTTAAAATGGGAGGCATTAAATTATGAAAAAAATAATAAAAAAAATTAAAACATATTTTATATTAAGACAAATGAAAAAAAATAAAAATCAAAATAGGTTTATATACTAATGTTAGAATATAAAATACTCGATCTTGGCATGGTTTATTACAAAAATATTATAAATAATCCCGACAAGTTAATTAATAAAATTGAATCATTAAATGAAAAACTTATTTCTTTTCCTGAAAACTATAAAAAAACAATTGCAAGACCTTGGGTTCCTTGGACATATGGCAAAGGCGACAACATGCTTACATTTAATATGCAAAAATTTATTCCGCAAGTAAAAGACATTCCAGAATCTGATATATATTTAGATGAACAAACTTTTATTTCTTGTGAGTTATTTGGAGCATTAGATAAAACTTTTAAACATTATTCTACAGAGTTGTATCCGTTTGCAGAAAAAAATATTAAATCTAGAGAAAAAACTATGCATCTTTTAAGATATGATAAAACTGGACATTTACCAGCACATCAGGATCAAGGAATAAGTACAAGGGTTTTGTCTGTTTTATTATATTTAAATGACGACTACAAAGGTGGAGAAATAGAATTCATAAATTCTAAAATAAAGTTTAAGCCTGAAGCAGGAAGCGTGTTATTTTTTCCATCAAATTTTTTATATGTTCATGAGGTATATCCAGTAACTAATGGTCCTAGATATGCACTTCCAAACTGGTACCACAATGTTCCACTAGAACAAAAAAGAGATTCAAACGGAGAAGAATGATAATACTTGGAATAAACGAAACATCTCATGATGCATCTGTGTCATTGATTAAAGATGGCGAAATTCTTTTTGCGGGGCATGCTGAAAGATATAGCAAACAAAAAAATGACTGGTATATCAATGATAGTTTAATAAAAGATACTTTGCAGTATGGCACACCAGATTACATTGCCTACTACGAAAAGCCTCTCCTAAAGGCCTCTAGACTGGCTTTAAAGGGTGGATCTGGAGAATGGAAGCCAAGGTTTGATCTTCCTGGCATTCCAAGAAAATCTTTTAGTCATCACTATTCTCACGCAGCAGCAGGATACTACACTAGCAAATTTAGTGATGCTGTTGTTGTAGTGCTAGACGCAATTGGAGAATACAATACCTCTACAATCTGGACAGGTGAAGGTAATAAAATTAAATTAAAATATAAAAAAAATTATCCAGTAAGTTTTGGATTATTTTATTCAGCCTTTACGCAGTTGATT